AAAGACTGGAATTCCGTGTTCATCAATGAATCCTTCATAATTCCACTCCATTGGAATAAAAAGAGAGTATAAACCAGACGCTGTCTGTCCATTACGATTTCTTTTTGTAACGTCTGAAGCATTATATAGTTTTTTAAAGTTATCACCTCCTTTATCTAAAGCGTTAGACGTTGATCCCATCATACACTTACCTATAATTCTACTACCTAGTCTAAGGCATGTCTTTGTAACTCTCCAGTTATTTAATATATTGTCTGGTCTTTCCCACTTACCACTTTCATCGTGCACTAGTAGTTGTAGTTTCTCACCATCATAACTATTATCACCTGTATTTTTCCAGTCTATAGTTGTATCTAAACCTTGTATATCTTCTAGTTTTTCGTTTGTAGTGATTTTCTTTCTAGTAAACTTAGACGCAGGTACTCTATAAGCGAGTTCTGATTTAGGCCGATCCATACCATCTTGAATAGGACTAAAGAAAAACGGGTAGTTAATTGATATAGGTACAACCTTGTCGGTAAACATTTTCTTAGCATCAGCTCCTGTTTTAGATAATATACCAAATCTTGAATCTGTTGAAATCGTTGCTTGATTGACAGTTTCAGCAGAGGACATAAAAGAAAATCCAGATCTTCTGTTTTTAAGATAGCACATACCGTAGCATCTCTTATCTGCTTTGCACGCTTCCCAGAATATATAGAATAATCTATTTGCTTCTCTGAAATCTGGCGCACCTACATCAATTTTACTCCATTGGAGATACATGTAATGAGTACCAGTAATGTAGGTATCCTTCCCATTATTATCGAACCAAAAGCCGTCATCTCTTCGTTTAAACTCTTCGTCGATATAGTCGTGCCATTGTGCTTTCTTTTCTTCTGGATAGTTCTTCCAGTCAAATATACTTTTAAGTCTTGATAGCTCTTTAGGATATTCAAACTGTTTCCACTTTTTACCCTTGTTGCTATACACACCACCAGCTTTTGGCAACGCAATTTGAAAATTTTGTATTTCATATATCTCTCCTATTTGACCTGTTCTAGATATAACAACAATGTTATGCTCTTTGTTATAACCATACTCCCATTTTTTACCTTTATTAAGTCTACTTATAGTAGTCTTTTTTACAGGTTCTATTACTTTATATAGCTTTTGTTCGTACATTACTTTGATCTACCTTCTGCAAAACCTTTAAAAACTTTTTCTTTAACTTCTGTAGGTTTGTCGTTTAGTAAATCTTCTTCCTCTTGTATTCTGTTAAGTATTTCAAAAGCATCGAATATAGCTAACTTTTTTGTTGCTGCAGCGTTTTTAAGTTTGTCTGCAGTTAAATCATCATCTGAATCTACAATAGCTTCTTTAGCAACTTTAATAAGCTCCTCTACAGCTTTATGCCCAGCTTGGATTATACTCTTCTTCGTTTCCTTGATATTCATATTTAATTGTAATAAATTTAGATAAAACCCTATAAAGTCTTTCGTTGTTAACTACAAACTCAAACTCTGAATCAGGTTTAAAACCTACCAACTCGCCTTGTTTTACAGTTCCATCGCTGTATTTAACAATACCCATTAGTGGTATTTCTTTTTCTTGATCTAATATGTCCTTGTTGATTAGTGGTTTTACAAAACAATAACCATTAAGTGCTCTCCACCCAACACCATTGTTGTACATATACATCTGGTCGAGTGATAAAAAGTATTGGTTTTCTTTGTAGTAAGACCTACTGTTGACCTCTTTACCTTTCATATTGTTAAACATTCTAAAAACATTGTGGTGAACAAGTACTTTATCACCAACTTTAATTGGTGTATTGTAAGCTGCTGGTATACTATTAACAACAGCTTCTCTATTAACATGCTGGTGATTAGATATTTCAGTGTTTAATATTAAACTTTTATCACCAACTTTTTTAACGTTATCATACCTGCTATCGTCAACAGGCGATACTAAAAAGTCATAAACAGTTTTCATTAATACTGTAAATTGTACTCTATAGATATACCCATGTTCTTGTTAAAATCTTTCCAAGGTAAAACCTCTTTACCTTTTTTAATGTAAACACTAAATTTAGTTTCAGATTCTAATATATCACATATGGTATGACCACCATACACTTCCTGTCCAACAGAATAGTGCATGGCGTCATTTTTATAATCTTTACCTATACTTATCTTACGAATTAACTTCGACATCCTCTTGTTTATTTATAGAACCGTCTTGGATGTTTATGTTAACTTCTCCATATTTTTCTTTTAACTCTTCCTGCATAACTTTCATTTTATCCTCTAACATTGTTACTTGATGTAACATTGCGTGTTTTTGAGAAGATAGTTTACCAACGTTCATATGACCATTGTTTAAAGCTTGAACAAGCTGTTGAATGTCTTTTAATTCATCTTCAGTTATACTTGTTGGGTTTTCTACAAGGTTCTTAACCTTTGCTGTTTTTCTTTTTGCCATTTTATTTAATTTAATTAGTTATTTACTTATTCTATTATTACACGCTTTAAATTTGTTTTAAAGTGCTATTACCCTAATCGTCTAACTCTGATATGTAAAAATTTTGTTCTATCTCCCAAGCTTCAACACCTGACCCATCACCAACCCAATCAGTATGGTTTGTAAAAGTGTATGTTGAACACGTGCTTATAGTGTCAAATGACACTGTAGCATCATTAACAGTGTCTGTTGTAGCTATTAACCTTAGTGATTTATTAATATTTTTTTTCATAAAAGATATATTGTTTTTATTCAATGTATCAAATACCTGTTTAGTTACTATATAGTATTTCATTATACTGAGGCTATATTAGAATTTCCACTTAAAACAAATGCGTTACCACCAGCAGTGCTTGAGTCATTACCGTTGTTTTCAAATTTGTAATAACCTTTTAAATTACCAGAAGCAGAGTGTTGGGTTAGATCTGTTCTTGTACCACCATTATATATTGCGGTTACTTCAGATGCTGATAACTTTTTATTCCAAAAAGCAAAATCATTATACTGTGTTTCCGCTGCGTTACCACTTTTCGCATAACTCCATACATTACTACCTAGTGCAACTTGTCTATCAGCACCAGTTTGATTAACTGTTCCACTACCATTACCACCTGTGCCATAAATACCAAGACCTAAAGGTGTGGCATTCCAATACACCATCACATTGCCTGTACCAGCACTATTACTTGCACCTTTAACAAACGTTAGTAAAGTGTAGTTATCGTCACCTACGTTACCTCTGTTAGATGAGCTCCAATAACTACTCCCTAAACCTGACGCTGCGTAAGCTGCTGCATAGTTTCCTGAATTAGAGTGGAATAACCAGGCAGCTTGCTTGTAAGCTGTTGGACTGGCAGAAGCATATTGAAAATATAATCTATTGTTATCTTCTCTATAATAAACTCTTATCAAGTCTTGATACGAAGATGAGGCGTTACTATTAGCTGCGAATAAATGAATATTGGTATTTAAACTACTATTCCAACCTGCTTTAACCCAAAAACTGAAAGAATAAGCATCGTCTTGATCAAAGTTAAATCTACCATTACTATCAGCTATTCTTAGAGTTTGACCTACACCAGTAGTTATAGATTTTGAAGCCGCATAAGTATCAGCAAAAGAAGAAACAGCATAATGATCATAACTAGTCCAATCAGTCATGCTGTATTTATTAGTGGGTTGAGCACTACTGTTTGTATTAGCCGTCCAATTGTTTACAGTTTGATTCCAATCCCACTCTTCTAAATTACTAGGCACAGCAGAACCGTATGGAGTTCCACTTAGCTCCATAATAATTTTTTTCATGTCTAAAGTTGTTGCATCTGAAGGTATTGCCATTATATTAGTTGATTAATTTTATTTTTTAACTCATCAATTTGCTTTTGTTGTTCTTTCATAGCTTCAGTTAAAATTACAACCATTTTAGAATAATCTACAGATTTAAAATCTGAATCATCATCAATTTCGTGAACAAGTTCTGGCAAAACTTTTTCTAAATTCTGCGCTACAAAACCTATTTCTTTTAAACCGTTTTTAGGTTTGTCTTTGTGATATTCAGCAAACTCACCTTCTTCATGTTTTTCTTTTAAATTATACCTAACACATCTTATTTTTTGAACAGCCTCTAAAGCTTTATAACCAGGTATATCTACTATATCTTTTTTAATTCTTTCGTCAGAGCTACTTACATTTGTACATGACAGTATTCCTGCAAGAGTAGCGTTGGTGTTAGTACGTATGGTGAAAACGGAAACCGGAGTTGCGGCATTTGTTTCAAATACACAAGCATCAGTAGCTGAAAAATCAAGCGTCATACCGTCAGTTCCTGAATGACCAATTCTTTGAGTTGTTGTTTGGATATCAGTTGAAACAGCAATACCATTACCGTTTACAATGATGTTTGCACCTGCTACTGGTTTTATAGTATTAGTATCAAAGGCTAATCCATGACCAATATCAACAGTTAAAACACCACTGGTTGCGGTTAAACCATTCCCGTTACCTCCAGCAAACAAAGTTGCTACATCATTAATACTTCCTTTAGACTGGGTGCCAGAGTTACTACTGTCTATAAATACTATATTATCTCCAGCCGCTATTGTTGCTGCAGTAGCCGCTGTTAGGTCAACGCTGAATGTTGTTGTTCCTGAGAGTAAAGTTCCAGCAGAGTACGTAGTGTTAGCGTCTGTTCTCCAACCAGGATTACCAGAAGCATCTGTCTTCCATACTTTAGTGTTTTGACCAGAGCCAGAAGCTACATAACCAGCAGCGGAACTACTATTAGCATTCCAAGTGTTTGTATCTGTTGCGTTTAACGTGGCAGAGCCAGTAATTGATAAGTTAGATCCAGCACTTCCCCATTTAACCGTTCCTGCAGAATTGTCCCATATTAAAATTCTATCACCGCCGGGTTGACCAGGAGCAGTTCCAGCGTAAAAAGTTAACTCATCAAAATCAGAAGCACCACCACCACCACCAGCTTGAAAAGTAGGAGCTGCAGTAGGACCATTACTGGTTAGCACATGACCACTTGTTCCTGCAGCTACATGAACAGGGTCACCATTAGTGTCGTAAGTAATTAGTTCACCATCCGCACCACCAGCCATTCTTGCAAGAGTAATGTGATTATCTGCAACTGCTGTTAAATATGTGTTTGTGTCTACACTATAAGCGCCAGCACTTGTTCTTTTCATCAAACCGTTAGCGGTAAAATCACCGTCCATTACAGCTCCTGCAGCAGCAACGTTTGTAGCGTCTGTAACGTCAGCATTGTTTTCTACACCAGTTGCTGTAGAGTATGTTCCTGAAGCTTGTTTAGCATTTAACTGTGTTTGTATATTACTAGTAACATCATTTAAATAATTTAGCTCTGTAGTTGTTATCGCAGAAACACTAGAAGTACCATTACCAGCAGATACCATAACTCTACTACCTGTCAAGCCAGTTAAGCCAGCAGCTGTTCCAGTTGTGTTCTGATTAAAGGTGGGAACTGTGCCTGATAAGTCAGCGTATGCAACAGTTGAAAAAGCAGGCGCTGCAGCTGTAGGACTTTGAGCGGTACCAGTACCTCTTGATCTTAAAAATAGATTAGACGCAGCACCGTTTGGTGCTAACGTTGTAATACCACCACCTTCAGATTCACCAATAACAACACCATGACTAGTAATACCAGTTAAACCAGCAGCTGTACCTGTTGTATTTTGATTTAATGTTGCTACTCTAGCTGCAGCTACAGTACCTGATGTAATTAAATTACCAGAGTGATTTGGAACAGATGTTAAAAAACTATTATCATTATCAGCTATTTTATTTTGAATAGCTAAAGAAGTCATTAAATGACTGTCAGAGTTAGAAACTTCAGAAGTTATATCTAAGTTGTCTATTGTATGACCACCAATCTTATAAACTGAAGCAGATAATATTCCGTCTGTTGTGATGTTGTGACCACTACTGCCATTGTCATTTGCTGAAAAAGAAGTACCTTCAACCGCGGTATGCTCATGTTCTAAACCACTATACCCAGGGTCCGTAGCCGTAACCGTACATATCTCTCCAGCTTTTGGAAATATACAAACCTCTAAAGCAGTATTTGTAGTCGTGACAGTGTGCATTGCCTCAATAGAAAAATCTTCGTCGTTATTAGATGTAATTTTTATTTTTATATCTTTGTAATCACCATTCATTGATTTAACAAATATATCTTCAGAATGCTGTACTGTTATTTCAAAACTTGCAGCTATCACAACACTACCACTAGTACCTGTTAACGTTAATTCTACTATAGAGGAAAGCCTATCACCAGCTACAGTACCTATCATCGTGTATGATGAACTATTTATAGTTCTTTCCCCTGTAGCATAACCTAAAACACTATTACCATTCACAGCTAGCGTACCACTTATATCAGCGTTACCGTTTATGTCTAGAGAAGTTCCTGTTAGTGTAGTACCAGTTATAGTTCCAGCACCAGTAATATTTTGATTACCCATAGCTATAGCTCCTGACATTATACCACCAGCTTTTGGCAGAGCTGCATTTGCAGTTGTTTGTGCAGAAGCAGCGTTAGTAACACCAGTGCTACCTCTGTCGTAAGCAGATTTAGCTGCCGCAGACGATGCTGCAACTGTTGTTGAAGTAGATGATATAGAATTTGATAATGATAGCTGTGTGTTTGTATCTGGTAACGTAACACTACCACCATTTGTTAATGATAACGTTTGACCTAATATACTAAGGTCCTGTGTGTCTGTATTCGCTATAACGGCTCCGTCTACATATGTTTTACTTGCTGCATCTGTTCCTAATGTTACTGTATCTATACCTTGTATTCTACCAGTTCCAACTAATATTATTTCGCCACCAGTAACAGTTAAATCGGCGGGAAATGTTGCGTTTTTAGTAGAATCAGTATAATAGAGATTTCTTCTACCAGAAGGATAACCTCCCCACCATTGAAGCTTATTTATGGTATGGTTTACATAACTACTACTTGTTGTAGTACCTTTAATTGTAATCCTTACTTGCCAATGATGACCAGTTGATGTAGTACTTGGGTTAAACCAAATTGTACTATGTCTTAATGCTACATGAGCAGGCCAACCCCCAACATTAGTGTAATCCTTAATGGTTGTCCAAGTGTTAACTTGTCTTTTTTCAACCTTCATTTCTAATGTTCCAGTAACTCTACTTACATATTCATAAAGCATGCTAAGTGATACATAATTAGCACAAGTAAATGTAAATCTTTTATAAGCTGTTCCTATAACTCCAAGATTGGGGATATTGATACCTGCATTACCATCACCACCCATCAAGTTTTTTAATTGGGTATCAGAATACTCTGTTGTTGTTGAGTACGTTGAGTCATCAGTTGAAGTCTCTACTAAAATATTTGATGTGTCAAAGAACTCAAATTTATTCATCCAAGACGAATCTATAAATCCTGACGTATCAGTTAATGGATCTGTGAAACTTTTCCAAGTACCTACTGGAGTTACCTTACCATACTCCTGACTATCCAATCCATCAAGTTTTTCAGAATCAGCTGCTTTACCGGAAGTAGATAAGTAACCACCGCTTGCATGATCACCCCAACCGTATGCTGTATCCCAGTTTGTGTTTGTTACATTAACTAATTGTCTTGATGCGTTTACAATAGTAGTATCGTCAAGCTGAATAACTCCAGAACCATTCTGTCCAAAGTTAGCAGAACCCCAAGTACTTAAACCATATCCTGGCGCTCCATGGGTACTTGCTCCCCAACCACTAGGTCCACCAATATGTACTCTTTCATATAAATGTAAGTATTCTCCAGTTTGTGAACCTTTAGCGCTACCTCTAATTCCACCAACTTTTAAATTTTCTCCAGTTGCAGTTCCAGTTAATATCCCAGTGAAAGTATCTGCTGCATTACTCCTGACATATTTAGAATCTGTTTGGGTTGTGATATCAAAACTTTGTAATGCTGTATCTGCAGTACTACCTTGAGCTGCTGTAGCATAATTTGAAGCTAAACCATCTGAGTAACTGTTTGCGTCCGATTCAGCAGTGTCAACATAAGCAGTACTGGCTTTGGCATTCCATGTTGCAGCACTTGCTATCTCAGCATCTGCTAAAGCGGTTCCTAGTGTTAAAGCTCCAGATATATCCGCAGCACCGTTTATGTCTAAAGATGTAGCTTCTAGTTCGCCTTGAACATTTAATCTATGACTTGCGTTTATATAATCACTTTGTAAGGATAAATTTACACCACCACTATCTCTATACCATGAAGGCGTACCATCATTAGTTGTTCCGAAGTAAAAGTCTCTAGTTCCATCTCTACCTGTAAAGTTTATATAATTCCAATCAGATGTATCAGTAGAAGGAGTTCGTAAAGTCAACTTAGAATCATTATCAGTGTTAATGGTAGTGTGTCCTGTTAATGTTCCACCAACTAAAGGTAGTTTAGTACCTAACGCAGTGTTTATTGTTACTATAGCATCATCATCATCGTTTAATGCTTCTGCTAATTCGTTTAGTGTGTTTAAATTAGCTGGAGCATTATCTATTAACGCTGCTACTGCTGCGTCTGCATAAGCTGTTGTAGCTACTTTAGTTGAGTTGTTACCTGCTGATTGAGTTGCCGCAGTTGTAGCTGTGTTTATTGTACCATTTAAATCTCCAGAAAAAGTTGTAGCTGTTGCTGTTCCTGTTACAGTTGCGCCAGCAGCATTTAATTTTAATTTAACACCGCCTCCAGTTTGTAAATCCATATAATCACCATCGTGAGCATATCGTATTTGTCCTATATAAGAACTAGTTCCAGTGCCATCACCAAACAAGAGATAAGCATTACCAGTTGTAGAGGTTGTTATACTTAAACCATTTTGACTATCGCTTGTATCACCTACACCAATTTGGCATCCTGTATAATAATCAGTTGCTGTAGCTACTAACAAACTTCCTGATATATTAGCGGAACCGTTTATGTCTAGCGAAGTTCCTTCTAATTCTGTACCAGTAATTTTACCAGTTGAAGTTATCGCTCCGGAGCCTATCGTGCCAACAGTTAAATTTCTACTTAAATCTATAAA